GAATGCTACAACCGCCTCATCTCAGGAGGTACTTCATTCGTCCTGAAAGGAAGCGGTTGGGCTGCAGACAATTACTCTTCTAAGAGGTCTTAGACCTTCTTGAGCTCGTCGAGGAGTGCCTGCGGGGCTCCCTTGGAGAGGTCACCGACCTTGACACCCTTTTGACCTGCAAAGGAGACGAGCCCGTTGTTCGTACCAGGACCCCAGATTCCGTCGATTGTGCTGTTGTAGAGTCCAAGCTTCTTGAGCTTTGTCTGAGCATCCGAGAGGGAAGCCTTTGTCCAAGGAACTCCAAGAGCAGCCATCGTGGCCGCCATCTCAGGGGACCAAACAGGCGAGACGCCGCTGCCGAGCAAGAAGAGTTCTCCTTCGGCCTTGCGGCGTGAGTAGAGGCCTGGTACGATCTCTTTCTTGCCGTTGATCGTTGCCTTGCACCAGTCGAGGAGGCGCTCAGGAACACCTGCGAAGTTGCCTGCGTTCGTCTCGCGCGCGACACCTGAGTTTGAGTAGACGCCAACACCACAGTTGAATCCGAATGATACGAGAGCGTCAAACATGTTCTGTGTGAGCTGAACTTTCATGTTTCGCTTGATTGAGTCCTCACACTTCTTCACTTCTTCACGGAGGAGGTCATAGGCCTTCTCCTTGGTGATCGCCACACCGTCAGGAAAGTTGTCGGTGGGCTTGATGAGGTAACCGATACCGATGGTGCGGAGACCGGCAACGTCCTTGTACGGGGTGAGCACGCAGCCCTCCCACTTTTCGATGAATTGGAGACCATTGAGTGAAGTTACGAGTTTGTCGTTCATGTTCACTAATTATCTTCTACGATCTTTTTTAGTTGTACGTGACATTCCCGTGTAGTAAATTCACTTTGTTGTTTGGAATTTGCCAATCAACTTTGTCTTTCAACCTGTCAACCAGTGTAAAGGTCGACTCAGAGTGGTTATACTGAGAGTACCAACATGGCTTCCGACAAAAAGATGTTAGCTGAGGCGGCTTCCGCTGCGATCAGGAGCAAAGACATTCGTACCTTCCTCCTCGGAGCTGTGGGTCTTCGTGCCGACGGCGTCTTCGTGTCCTCGAGGAACATTCCTGCCCCGGAGGCGACCTTCGAGAGGAACCACCACGCCGAGACCCGACTCGCTCGGAAGTTGACACCCGGTTCCACGGTGTGGGTCGCTCGGGTCGCGCGACGCGATGGTTCTTGGGCGATGGCGAAACCGTGTCGAGGTTGTGAACGTCGGTTGCGAATCGCCGGAGTCTCTCGCATCGTTTACACCATCGGTCCCAACGAGTGGGGAGTGATCTCATGCGAATCTTGATCCTCGATGATGAGCAGGTCAGGCACGACGACCTCACGAAATTCTACAGTGGTCACGAAGTGGTCAACACGACGACCTACGGCCAGTTCGTTCGTGAACTTGAGAGTGGTTCTCCGTGGGACCTGATTCACCTCGACCACGACCTGGGACCCGGTGATTCCTACCTGGACGGCTGGGGAAACATGCAGTTCTTCACGGGTCAACACGCTGCGATTCGCGTGTGTGAGCTGCACGACGATTGCCTTCCAGGTGAGGTGATCGTGCACAGCGTGAATCCTTTGGGCGCGCAGAACATGGTGTCCGACTTGAAGTCGAGAAAGGTGAAAGTGACATGGCGACCGTACAATCAGATGATTCAGAAGAAGTAGAGTCAGTGCAAAGTCACTCTCTAAATGATAAGATGTCGAGAGCACAGATCTTCGCATGTGTGCTCGGTGTGGTAGTAACAGCAGCAATCGCATACGCAGTAGTCAAGAACATCAACAACACAAATAAGTAAGAGACCAAAAATGAAGAAGAACATCAAGAAGGCAGCAGTCAAGACTAACAACTACAGCAACATTGAGCAACCCGAAGTGATCAACATGGATGCACTTGGTTTTTTCGATGACGAAAGCCTTGAGCGTCTTCACAATCATCTTCAATCTGACCGTGAGAGAGCTTCTCGATACACAGAAGATCTTCTGCCTTGGGAAGTTGAGATCTGCTACGTTCAGAGAGAGATGAAGATCAGAACTTCTCGCAGAATCGCACACGAGAAGTATGTCCGGAACAATCCAGACGCATACTACTACGACACCTCCGGTCACCAAGAAGACTACGAACAGAGCTTGAACTAAGGTCAAATTGAAGAAAAACGTCTCTTCACCCCCAAAGGAAAAGGCAATGAACCTTTCCAAAAAAATCTCACCTGACTCAGGTGGGACAATCGGTGCTTATCTTAACGACTTAAAATCCTATCCACAACTCAAACATCCGGAAGTTGTAAGTCTTTTTCAGACTTACGAGGCTGGGGGTACTGCAGCTGAAAAGGCACGCAAGAAGCTCATCGAGAGCAACCTGCGGCTGGTCATTTCCATCGCGAAGAAGCAAAAGGGTCATAACATTCCGCTGGAAGATCTCATCCAGGAAGGCAACCTGGGCCTTCTCAAGGCCATCGAGCGCTTCGATTACAAGAAGGGATTTCGCTTCTCCACGTATGCTACGTGGTGGATCAAGCAGGCGATTAGTCAGCACGTCTTGAAGCGTAAGCGGATGATTCGCCTTCCTGCCCACGCTGCTGGGATTCAAAGAAAGTTGATACAGGCATCCGAAGAATTTAAAGAAATGACGGGCACTGATCCGTCTCAAGAAGATCTTCTCGCGCTCGTTGATGCTTCTGAGACTGTCGTCAAAGCAACGATGGCGAGCGGAAACAATGTAGTCTCGCTCAGTCAAACCATCTCCTCAGATCCGGACAGTGGAACTCTCGAGGAGCGACTTGAGGACGTGGACCACAGGAGTGATCCATTCTATAACGTCTCGTCCAGAGAGTTGATGGAAATAGTTAGAAGTGTTTTGTCTTCCCTTACTGAAAAGGAGTCTGCCATCTTGAGATTGAGATTTGGTCTATTTGATGATGCCATCCTCGAAGATGAAGAATACAAACTCAGCGAAGAAGACACCATTTCCTTGTCTCAAGGCAAACCTCTAAAATGAGAGAAAATATCCTTCTTTTCTTTACAGTGCTGTCTTTTGCATCTTCATCTTTGGCATCTTGGTACGCATTGAGAAGCTGGCAGTTCACTTCTAAGACGCTAAGACAATTGCTTCGAAAATTGGATGATAAGAAGGATGTTACCTCTGAAGAAGATTTAAATGCGCGGCTCGAGCAACTTCAGCGCATGAAGTTCTCTCCGATGAGAGCGAGAATTGAAAAATGAAGAAAGAAAAGAAAACATTGTACGCAACTGTAGCAGTCGATGAAGGCGTCAACTACAGGGAAATTGCTGACATGATGTCGGAAATCGGCTTTAAGATGAATCATTCTTCTGCACGTAATTACGTGTTAAGAGTTATGAAGAAATTTGCTGATGCAATCGTCGACAGCTGGGATCTGGAAGTACCAGATCACAAGATCGAAAAGATTGTAAAATCTCCGAAATTTCAGCAAGCTATTTGCGACATACTTCAGACGCTGGAGTCTGAGTCTCATGCTGGTAGCGGGAGAAGAAAATAAAATGAGACTTAATAAAAAAAGCATTTCAAAGGTCACGCTTTTAGACCTCCTTCGTAGGAAACAATCTAGTCTCTCGAAGTATCTCGAAGAAAACGGAATTGTAACGTACGAACGTCTAACTTCTAGATGTGCTTCTATCGGTGTCGTACCACCCTCAGAAGAACAGTTTAAATCTTCCATGGGAAATCCGACAATACACGAGTATTCGTCGCCGACCGACGGAATAATCGTTTTAAATCCATCTCTATCTGATGAGGAAATCAGAGAGACGCAGGATGATCAGTCCAGCGAGAGTCAATCGACTTCTGACTCAACAAAAAAGAAGAGAAGAAAAACGACAACACAATCACAAGATCCTCAGTGATTTTGTGGCATTTACAAAATGCGACGTTGTGTATAGTTAGGGAACCTCTTGGAGACAAATGTGACCTCAAGACACACTACCCGACAAGAGTACATAAGGAGAAATGTAGGTAATGACTAATTTAGCTATCGCACTGATGCTGGCCTTGCAAGCTGCATTGCCCGGAGTCAGCCAAGATCGGCTCAGAGTTGTGTCAGAAGACATGGTCTCGGTCGTAAACAATGAATTTTCAAGAGGCACTCTTCGGAGCAGCCTTACACAAGAAGATGCGCTGCCCATGCTAGCAGCTGTGGCTGTGGGTGAATCTGCACTGAGAAGAGACATTGAAAATTGTAAAGTCGCGGGGGACGGCGGTAAATCTGTCGGACTCGGACAGGTAATGAGAGGACCCAACTGGAAGGGATACTCTCGTAAAGAAATATGTGGAAACAGGAAGATACAACTCAAGTTAGCATTGCACGTCCTCGACGCATGCTGGCAGAGGTCTCCTGAGGCGACGTCTACCTTTAGATGCTATACATCTGGTGATCCTAGTAAGAGTTCTTATGCTGCAAGACATGAGTACAGTACTTACAAACGTGTACACACAAAGGTATCTTCGCAAATCTCGACACAGAAGATTCAGACTTGCTGTCTGTACAGCCTCTCGTCTTTCTACGTGAGAGAGAGAAACACCTGCGAAATGTGACAATGTAAAGTTAGTCCTGAACAATTTAAGATGGTCACATCACTACGATGTGACCATTATTTTTGGTTGAATGATGAGCTATACAATAAACCAACGACAGGATACCAAGAAGATCATCTCTCGTCTTCTGATCCAGAAGCTTCTTCAACATGAAGTCTGTAAGTTCCTCGACAAATCAAAGTACGAGGAACTCAGCAAGACCTTCTTGTCTGACGATCCTGACAAGGAGATCAGGCTCGATCTCAGGCTGCAAAAGAACGTACAAGACAAGTACTACTGTGCCATTGGAGATGTCACATTCCGATGGATGTCTGACGAACTCGAGAAGACAGATCCTGAAGGAAACGTCTGGAAGATCTACCAGATGAAGATCTCTTCGGGTATTTCCTCGCGCTGGAATGCGAACGTTCACGAAATTGCTGAACGTGCAGAATGCATATGTGCACTCGCCTCTGTCCTCGGCGAATTGAACGAGATGGTGGGTCATCCCATCCAGGTGCAGATCCTCAACAACGAGGAGAGAATCGCTCGTGATGTCAAGAGAAAGTACGATGCTGCGTGCGACGAGATCTATAAGTTCATTCGATGGAACGCTCCCGAACTTCGACGAGGATTGCGCCTTGGAGGCAAGTCACGCACGTTCCAGCGCGAGATCTTCTCCAAGATCAAGGTGGAACCTGGGCGGTATGAGTTCGAGACGAACGACGGTTCCACCCGAAACCCCCGGATGAAGAAGTATTCAGTCACGATCCCGGAGAATCCCGCCTATCTCTGTGCGATCAAGCGCGTCTCGTAGTGCAAAGTCGCACTCAGAAAGAGTATACTGAAAGCCATGGAATCCGTCATCGACATCCTCGAGTCCCTGGAATCTGACAACTCCCGCCTCTTCAAGGAGGAAGTCCTCCGCAACAACGCGGGTCGGAAACTCCTGAAGCAGGTCTTCGTCTCCGTCGGCGATCCTTACACCAACTTCTACGTGAACAAGTTCAAGGCGCCGAAGCCTCTCCCGCAGGCTACCACGTCGGACGACGGTGTTGTCATGGCGTTCCTTGATCTCCTTCACAACGATCTCGCTACTCGCAAGATCACGGGCAATACTGCCAAGGCCGCTGTGGAATCGTTCTTCGCCGGCCTCGATGCACGTCAGGCGAAGTGGTGCACCCGCATCCTGCTCCGCAACCTTCGAGTCGGTGCCTCCGAATCTCTTGTGGACAAGACGTGGCCCGGTGCGATCTCCAAGTTCTCCGTTCAGTTGGCGGAATCCCTCGAGGCCCACCACGAGTCCGGCAAGGGCATCGTGATCGCAGAGCCGATCGAATATCCGGTTCGAGTGGAACCCAAGCTCGATGGTCTCCGTTGCATCGCGATCAAGCGTAACGGTGAGGTCACCATGTTCACTCGCAGTGGTTCTCCCATCGAGACGCTCCCCACGATCAAGGCTGCACTCGAGGCTGCTCCTTGGGACGACTTCGTCCTCGACGGCGAGGCGATGGGCAAGGATTGGAACGAGTCGGCCTCTGTCGTGATGTCCCACAAGACGGCCAAGGATGATTCCAGCATCGTCTACAACGTGTTCGACGGTATGGTGTTCGACGATTGGCGAGATCAATCGAATGATTCTCCCCTCGAAGACCGCATCCAGCTCGTCAAGGAACTCGTGGCTCAAGTGGCCTCGGAACACGTTGTTCAGGTCGGCGGCATCACTGCGAAAGACCAAGATTCTCTCATCAAGTTCTACGGCAAGTGTGTGGATGGAGGCTTCGAAGGCATCATGGTGAAGAAGCTCGGCTCTCCCTACATCTTCAAGCGCTCCGATTCCGTCCTCAAGCTCAAGCCCGTCACCACCTACGAGGGCGTGATCGTTGGCCACTACGAAGGCAACCGTGGCTCCAAGCGCGAAGGCCTGTGGGGCGGTTTCCTCGTGGTGATGCCCAACGGTGTTGTCACGAAGGTGGGCGGCGGCTACAACGACAAGATCCGCGCGGAGATCTCCATCGATCCGGACTCGTGGATCGGCAAGATCGTGGAGGTGGAAGGCCAACCCGATCCCCTCACCGCCGATGGACTCACCGCCGAGGGCAAAGTACGCTTTCCTGTGTTCTGTCGAGTTCGCGATCCGCGTGATGTGGATCCCAAGGTGATCGCGGCGGGAGAGGCGTACCTCAAGTGAAGAACGAACAGGACTTCAAGGATTCTGCGCATCTACACCGGATCCTCATGCAGCCCGAGAACGAACCTGCGAGGCGGGCGTACTCGAAGATGTACAGGGCACTGATGAAGTGTTCATCTGCGCTTGACCGCATCCGGAGGCGGGACGTGAGTGGTTCCCTCCAGGAAGAGGTGGACGAGATGCGGCGGATTGCGTATGATGGTTTCAGGGAAGCGTTTCCCGAGGAGGAGTGAAGATGTTACTTTCCACGATTGCGAAGAGTTCGCTTGGATTTCTCATCACAGGTGCCTTTTTACTCACCGATCCCAACCCGAACGATTTCGAGTTTCTTCGGGCGAAGAGTTGCCCCGTAGGAACAGTGCGTGTGAAGG